TGAACTTTTTAGATCTTGATCTTCAAAAGCTACGCCTATTGATTTGGTATTACCCATAATCTATTCCCCTATAAAATCCCCGCCGAAGCGGGGGGTTAATATTAACCAGCTACGCGATAGAATACATAAGTCGCATCAGCCGTTTTACGAACACGCCAAATACAAGACGTAACCGCATTAACTGCTGCAACACCAACCAAAGTACAACCTGTATTAGCAGTTACAGTAGCAGCGTTAGTTGCGCCTGTATTGATAATAACAAACTCAAAACAGCTATTTACTTTCATACTTGGAAATGCGGTATCTAATTCTGTACCAAGAGGTACAGTTAAAGCGACTGCTGCGCCAGTATAAGTAATAATACCTGTTGCTAATTCGGCAGCCGTTAAACTTGCTGCTGCTGTTTTAGCCGTTGGGGTTGGTTGAGTAACCATGTTAATTTCGGTTAAATTACCGTCGCCAAACTGATAACCACCTGCACCATTAGGTAATGCCATAATAATTCTCCTTAAATATTAAAAAAGCCCCCGTTTACACGGGAGCATTTAGGTTTAGCCCCACAGACGGCAAGCCATTTGTGGTCGGATTGCGCTGAAACCGTATAGAACGTCAATACGGCAAGGTAAACGGTCATTGTTGATGTCGTACTGACGTACTATACGCATCGAGATACCGTTGTGAACTTGACGTGAAGCCATGTCTACCCCTTGTGGTAATAACAAGTCAGCAGTCGCAAAAGTGATCGCATCTTTGTGATAGATCAAGTTTTGTGGGTAAGCTGTTGCGGATCCACCTAAGAAAGTTAAAACAGCACTAGCAGCAGGGAACGAATCAATTGTTGCCAAGGCATTAGTTGATGTGTACATTGCTGGTGATACTGTTAGCGTACCAGTTGTAGTTGAAGAAATGTTCAGATCAGCAGTTACAACAAATTGTTGTAATGCGCCTGTTGACTGACGGGTTTGTGGGTTAACAGCATACACGTTAGCAATAGTAAACACATCACCAATTTTAAAAGTTGGCGAACCTGTAGTAAAGCTAATTGCTAATGATGTTGTGCCTTGAGTGCTTGGTGCAGTAGCTACAATCGGTGCAGTTGGAGTTGTACCAGTGGTATGCTGACTGATAGATTGGCTCATGTTAATTTCGTCAAACCCTAATACGCCTTCACCCATCATACCGTTTTTAAACTGGCGGCTGATAGTGTCAACTGGGTTAAATAAGCCTTTCATACCTTCAACCAAGCCAGCGTTAGCGGCAGGGTTTACAGTAGCGCAACGTGGAGACATTACAGCAGCAGCTTCGTTCAATTTCTGTTGAGCTTGTAACAAGACCAAAGAAGTTGATGGAACTGTGCCTGGTGTACCAACAGACTGATAAATGTACTTATAAGAAGTAGCTACGTCAGCATCAATACTTGAGGCTAATTGGCTAATACGAGGTTTTAGAACACGCTCAGCGAAGTCATCTAACTGCATAGTTAATTCAGCAGATGTGAAGTTGACACCAATGTGCTTTTGACTAGCAACAGTCAAAGTTGTGAACTGTTCGTTGTCGTCTTGAACTTGCAAGGCGGCACCGTCAGTTACCAAAGCACGGTCTGGTAGACGAATACGGAGTGTTGATCCAATTTTGGCACCTTCAACGGCGAAAGAATCGTCGTATTGGCGGTTTACGTTACGAGTAATCACAAGGTTGTTCTCAAGAATTTCGAGAGCTTTTCTTGTGATCATATCAATCGTTAAGATCGAATTTGACATAATAAAGTCCTTTTATAAAATAGTTAGCGGTTTCTCAATGCTTCGTACTTCTTGATCTGTCGGTTTCGTTCAGCTTCAATCCATTCTGACGTACTCATGTTCTTAATCGAACGAGGATCAGTTGTATCGTATGCTGGCGAGCCAGAACCTCTAGCTGTGACAGGTGCAATCGGTGCAGGAGCGTTTGAAGTCTTTTTTACAGGCGGGTTGTCGCTTAACTTCGCTTCAATCCTCCCTATTTCTTTGGCCTGCATGAAAGGTGATAAGCGAGATATACGTTCAGCTTCTTTCGGATTAGACCCTAGGTAATAAGCCATATCGGGGCCAACATCAGAAGATTGAATCGTTTGAGCCATCACGTCAGTAATTGGTAGCTTGGGGTTATATGCGACTTGTTCAAAGTCATCATACTTTGTCCGAGCTTCTTCTTCTCTGTCGTGGTAAGACTCTAAAAGATCAGACTGCGCTCTAGCTTGTTCACGCCTAGTGATTAGTTCTTCTGCCTTACGTTCTGCTAATACTTCAGCATATTCTTCGGGCGAGTTAAACGAATCGACTGACGGGATTTCGGCTGGAATCGCCCTTGTTTGCATTTCTGCTCGCTTGGCGTTCTGTTCTCTTTCCCACTTACGTTGCTCTTTTGCAAGATTTCTTTCGTATACCGCGCGTTGTTTTGCCGCCAAAGCGTCAAATTCTTCTTGCGTATACGTTTTAGGCGTTGTGGCCTCCAGCGTTGTTACTTCAAGATCAGGAGCTGCTGTTGCTACCTGCTCTGGCGCGGCAGTTGAGTCCGCTAAGACTACTTCTTGTTCCTCTGACATCTTGACTCCTAAGAATCCCTAGCTAACGGCTAGTACGTTTACGGTAATTCTAACACTAATTTTAATTATTTAACGTAAATATTCTACATACATAGCATTACAGACAATATCTCCTGCGGTTGCTGTTCCATTTGTACCAACTAAATCTATTGTGTTTGCGTTGGCAGCATTGATTACTA